GATTCGCCCCGTGGACTTCGACGGCGTGCCCGTGTCCGCGACGAACGCCACCGTCTGGGTGAAGGTCGCGCCCGGCGTCCCCGGCGGGGCAGGCAGAATATCCTCGTCGATGCACAGGTCATTCGGATTCAGGAAGGGCCGGTCGAAGGTGCCGAGCAGGACCTTGCTCGCCCCGCTCGGGCGGATCACCGCGTCCTTCGGGACGAACAGCCCGCAGATCGGGATGACGCCCGAGTGCAGCGGGTGCGTCGCGTAGTGCTTCATCGCCCCGCCGGGGTTAATCCCCATCCAGGTGTTGTTGCCCTCGGTGTCGGGTATGCCGATCACCGTGTCGTCGCCGACGAACATGGCGTCGCACCGGCCCCCGCCCCACTCCTGCTTGGTGGGGATGCGCTGCGCCGCGAGCTCGCTGGTGTCGCCGCTCTTGTTGTAATTGCGCCGCACCTGCCAGGAGCCGTCGTCCATCTGCTCGAGGACGGGCATGCCGTCGTACAGCGGCGTGCCGGGGCCGTTGGGCTGGCGCGAGATCCACCGGCCCCAGAGACGGCCGTCCGGGTTGCCGTTCAACGGCGGCGCGTCACGGACGGGGAGCGGCACGACGGGGTTGTGGACGCGCCCCGGCTGGACATCAACGACTGCGGCGATCGGGGTAGATGGCCGCTCGTTCGTCGTCGGCGGAATCTCGATGATCATGGCCTGCCCCCCTTCCCTTCAGTCCGTCCCCAAAGACAAAGGGGCCCGCCCACCCCGTACGGTGAGGGGCCCCTCTGTCTCGGCTTCACGCCCCAGGCGGTTCATGACGCCGCCCGGTGGGCTCGGTTTGTCTGTTAGCGGCTCGCTACGGTGTCTCCCACGGCGTCACCGGTCGCTGCGTCGCAGCCCAGGCCGGCCGCGTCGTCTGAAAGATCCACAGGTCGATCCCCGGCCCGGCCGCGTCGACGATATGCCCGACGACCCGACGGTGCGGGCGGCCATGCCACACCCAGGTGTCGCCCTCGCGCACCAGGCCGTTGTAGCGCATGGCCGCCGGGTTGCTCGTGTACACGAGCGTCACCAGCGCCGACGTCGCGGGCAGCGCGAACAGCTCGCGCGTGATCGCCGCCGATACCTCGTAGCCCTGGCCCAGGGCGCGCCCCCGGTACTCGGGGAAGTAGGCCAGGCCGTAGCTCCACATGTGGGCGTTCTCGTAGCGGTTGGCCCAGGCCATCCCCAGCTCGGCGCCGTCCGCGTCCACGATGGCCCAGTAGCGATCGCCCGGGTGCGTGTCGGTGTCGAAGACCTCGGGGCCGTAGGTGGCGACAGGGTCGAGGCCCTCGAGGCACCGGGGCCAGACCTTCGCCGCCCAAGCCGCATCACGCGGGGCGATCATGGGCGGCACACCGCGCGCAGGATGAATCCGACCGGGTCGAGCCGCCCATAGCGACCGGCGCGCGGGGCGGCGTGGTGGCGCCCGTGCAACGCGGTGGCCCCGACCAGGGGATAGAACCACCACAGGTCAACGATCTGCCCGCTGGGGCGGTGGGCGACAGCGTTGACGATCCCCGTCGAGACGTAGCCGGCCGCCGCAGGCAGGAGCAGCCCGAAGACCAGGCATTCCACCCCCACGAGCGCAGCCGCGCCCCATGCGAGCAGGAGCAGCGCCCCATAGTAGCGGTGCTGCCATTGAAGCCCCGGGTCGCGCAGCATCGCCATGCGCATGACCCGGACGTAGGGCCCGAACATCCAGCCCACGTAGGCGTGCAGCCACCCATCCGCGGGCCGGTGCGGGTCCTCCGGGGTGTCGGCGTGCGCATGGTGCAGTCGGTGCGACGTCGCCCAGGCCAGCGCCGACCCTTGGGCGGCCGGGACGGCGAGCAGGAGCAGCGTGAACAAGCAGGCCCGGTTCCGGGGCCGCAAGCTGCGATGGGCCACCACCCGGTGGTAGCCGCCGTCCACCCCGATGAGCCCCATCAGGACGAAGCCGGCCCAGCTCGCGAGGATCCACCACGCGGAGCTCCGCCCGGTGAGGAGCCAGGCGAGGCCCACCACCGCCCCGAGGTGGACCACGAGGAGGCCGGGGACCGGGCCGACGAGCCAGCGCCTCATGGCGCCCCCGCGAAGGTCGCCAGCGCGGCGACGTCGCACTCGAAGCGCCCGGCCGCGACCGTCCCCTCGTCGAGCTGACGCCGGACGGCGTCCCAGTCGGCCAGGGTGGTCGATTGCAGCACGATCGTGACGCGCTCCGCGCCGACCTGGCGGAGCCAGGCGACGTAGCCGCGCAGCGAGCGCTTCATCGCGTCGGAGTAGCCGTCCGGTCCTTCGAGCGGGTCCCGGCAACACGCGGCGCGGAGGCGCGCGACGGGCGCGCGCGCGCTGCGATCCACCACGCGGAGGGCATACAGCCCCGCCTCGTCGAAGGTGCCGACGAGGGTACAGCCCTCGCTGAGCCAGCGCCGGAGCATCGCGCCCGCGCGGTCAGGGTCGATGCGGCAGCCCGACTGCGCCGAGTTCATGAGCGCGACGATGGCCGGGGCGTCGGCGGCCTCCAGTTCCCGCGTCATCAACCCGTCGCCCGTCACGCGCCACGCCGTGCCGGCGGTCAGCGGCTGGCGGCCTGGCTGGGCGGGCGGATCGGGGAACTCGTATCGAAGCCAGACGAAGGGCCGGGCATTCTGCTGGAACACCACCTCATGCACCGGGGCCCAGCCGGAGGCGATCCGCGCGTCCAGAGTGGACGTGCCGGCGGGCAGCTGCATCATGCTCTCGCGCATCCCGGCGTCCCAGAGATGCCCGTAGATCGCTGACTCAATCGCGGCGTGGATCTCCCACGCCAGGTCCTCGAGGGTCGCGTAGAACCGGCGGATCCAGAGCGTCGGCGACCAGAAGAAGCCGCCGTGCAGCCCGATCAGGACGCCGTCCCGCTCGATGCCGAACCAGACGAGGTTGGCGGCCAGCAGCGCCCCCGGTACCGCGTTGGGCGTCGCGAGCATGCGCCCCACCTGCCCGAAGGTGAGGAGGGTTTCGGAGACGACGCGGATGACCTCCACGCGCTCCGCCATCGGGTCCACCTCGCGCAGGGTCAGCGCCCCGATCACGACCGGTGAGAAGCCCGTGCCGATGGCGGGCCCGGCCTGCTCGAGGTAGGCCAGGTGCGCCGCCGGGGGGAAGTGGCTCGACGCGAGCATGATCGCGCGGGCCTGGGCCAGCCGGGCGAGGACCGCGTCCGTCATGGCCGCTCCATCAGGCGCTTGCCCTTGATCTCGACCGCCCCCGTCCGGCTGAGCGTGCGCCACCCGAAGCGGGCGACGCGGGCCGCGTGGGCCCGGCCCTCAGCCAGGGTCAGGACGTGGATCGTGAGGAGCTCGCGGATCCCCTGATCCCACAGGCGGCGCATGAAGATATCGCTGAATGCCTTGAAGGTGGCGGCGGGCATCTGCCCCCGCTCGGATGGCCGGATGGCGAACCACTGCGTGAGATGCCGCAGCGGGGCCGGTCCGGTCCTGGGGCCCGCGTCGGCGGTCACGTCGCCGACGGCGTCGGGGCGCGGCACGAGGTAGTCGGCCGGCACGAATCGGCCGATATCGAAGACCCCGATGAGCCGGTCTGCCCGGTAGAGTCCCAGCACCCAGGCCCCCTCGGCGAGCCAGGCCTCGAGCATGGCGCGCGCGCGCCCGGGGGCGGCCGCGGCCCCCTCCCACGCCGTCTCGTCGATGATCGTCTCCACCGTGGCATCGCCCGGCCTCGTGGACCAGCGCTCGCCGTCGGGCACCTCACGCACCGTGAACTCGTCCACCGTCACCGTCTCCCACACGAGCCGGGGCAGGACGGCCGGCGCCACCGGCGCCGGGCGCTTGTGTCAGTCACCGCCGGGCGCCTCCTCACACCGCTCCTGGATGATCCGCGTCAGGGGGCCGCGCGGCTTCCGGACGAGGCGGCCGTAGTCCGCCGTCACCTCGCGCCAGTCGGCCCGGCTCCCCGGGGGGGCGCCGTGCTGCGCCTCGTACTTGGCCAGCGCCAGCGACCAGAGCCGCGCGAGCTCCGGGTCGTCCGGGCCGTCGATCGCGGCGGGGCGTGCGAGATCGGTAATGGCGGCCATCACGAGATGGACGTGACGTAGTCGATCGTCACGTCGGCGTCCTCGTCGGTCTGCTGCGACGAATCGAGGGTGCCGGAGCAGCTCGGCGAGGAGCAGTACGCCCCCCCGAGGCCGCTGCACGGGTTGGCCTGCGCCGCGACCGACTCGAAGAAGACCTTGACGTTGTAGGTGGCCGGCGAAGCGCCCAGCACCTCGAAATGCTCCTGCCACGCATCCTCAGTCGGCAGCGAGGGTGCCTGGGGCGAGGCCGTGCACTTCTTCTCGTTGAACAGGGCGACCGTGCCGCGCGTGCTCGACGCTTTCAGGGTGACCCATCCCGTCGTCGGGTCGCTGCCGCTGCCCGGGGAGTCCGGGGCGCCCGAGGTCTTGTACTCGATCTTGTAGGTGACTTGACTGGTGTAGGCGCGGCTCACATAGCTCAGCCCCGTCGCCTGGCACGTGTCGGGGGTCTTGGGATCGAGGTCCCAGTTGCCCAGCGTCTGCGCGTTGAACACACATTCCCACGCCCGATAGGCGCGCTGCTTGAGGCCCAGCGTGAGGCGGCGCGTATTCGCCGCCGTCGTGACCGTCGCCGAGCCGGCGAGCGGCACCGGCACGTCGGTCTCGTCGGTCGCACCGAGGCCGGGCACGAGATTGAGTACCCCGCCGCTGGTCGGCGCCGCGGACGTCTCGACGGCCCCCGTCCAGAGCAGGAGGAGAATCAGCTTCCCCTCGGTCAGCCAGGCGGGCGTCACCTCGAGCACCTCGAATTGCTCACGATCCAGGCCCAGCCGCCCGGTCATCGGATTCTTGATCAGCGGATGGGTCAGGCGGACCGAGTCGAGGATCTCGAAGAGATGCCGCCGGAACGTCACCGCGAGCCGCAGCATGGGCGGCGTATAGCCCCACCGCTGCAGGAAGTTGAGCGCGAGCCCGTCCATCAGGGCCTGGCCGCCCAGGTCGGTGCGGATCCCGCGGCACTCCATCCTGATCGCCGGCTGCGGACCATGCCGCGTCACGCTGGCATCGGCCGTCCACACCTGGCGGGTGCCGAAGTCCTCGGGCCTGAGCGCCGGATCGTTGTAGTTGTAGAAGATGTCCACCTTGTTGCGAATCGTGTTGTCCTTGCTCCAGACGGCCTGAGGGAGCCCGGTCTGTGGATCGACCAGGACGTCGTGCTCGTCGATGGTGTAGAGGTCCTCGAAGGCAATGGTCGTCCGACCGGCGGCGCCCATCAGGCCCCCTGGTCGAGCTGGCGGCGGTACTCCTCCCGCACCGCCTGGATGAGGTCCTGGGGCTGCATCGGCACCGGCAAGAGCGGGGCGAGCACGCGGAGGGCGGACCGCAACCAGAGGTCGATCTTCGTCGCCTCGAGATCTCGGGCGGCGGCGAGCGACGCGGCGAGCTCCTGCGGCGTGGCCGGGCGGACGCCGGTGGCCCCATCCCAGCGCTCCGTCTCGCTCGGGTAGGCGGGCAGCTCGACGAGGACCTGCGTGGCGGCGTCGAAGGCGGGCGGGGTCCACTGGATACCGCCGAGGAAAACCCGCGTCGTCTTGTCGAACACGCAGAAGGGCATGGCCTACCCGCGCCCGCGGCGGTCAAGCCAGCCGTGGGTGGAGATGCGGATCGTCACGCTGACCGACGACCGCATCCGGATTTGCCCGGAGGTATTCGTCTTCAGCGGCCCGAACAGCTGCCCGACGACGCCGCTCGTGGTGCCCTGGCCGAGCGGGACGGCGGTACTGGAAGGCGCCTCGTCAGTCTCGTCGAGCGCACTGAAGTACTGCATCGAGATCGCCGACTGGAAGTACGCGCCAAGGGCCCAGACCACGATCCCGAGGGGCACCGTGAGCGTGACCGTGTTTGCGCTGGTGCCGCTGGTCGTGTTGAAGTCGAGGGCAGGCTTGGTCGTCCACCGGAACAGATCCCCGTCCTGCTGGAATCCAAGGATCGCGCCGCTGGCGCGCACGATTGACCCGATCCGCCGCCGCTTCGTCCCACTGTCCGGCAGCGTGAAGGAGAGCGTGTTCGAGAAGCACACGTCGTCCTGCCCGCCGGAGCGCCGGAACAGGAACACGTGCCACGTCCCATCGGCGAGACTCTGGCCGGACACACGCCCGCCGGCGTTGTTCCCCGCCGCCCAGGTGGCATCGAGCTGCTTCGTCAGCACCGAGGTCACCGTCATGAGCACCCGGCTGGTGATCGTCGCGTCGTCGGAGGCCGCCGCCCCCACCCCGATGTTGATGTCGTTCGTGGCGTCGGTCCCGTTCGCCAGGCCGAGCCCGGTCAGCTCATCCGTATAGACCGGGGCCCCGAAGGCGGCCGCGGCATCGGCCGGGTCATAGAGCGCGATGTCTGAGGTGTCGGCCGCGACGAAGGTGACGCCGGTCTTCACCAGCTGGATGTCGTAGCGGCCGTTCGCCGCATAGAACTCGTAGGACCCGTTGGCCTCATTGAGGAAGGGGTTGGCCTTCGCGGTGCTGCCGTTGTCCGAGAAGATGCTCGCGTTGTTCGCGGTGCCCGCATCCTTGACGGTCACCGTGACGCCCGTCATCGGGGCGCCCTTGGCGTCAATGACGGCCATGGCGAGCTTCTGCATGGCGCTAGGCCCCCACCACGAGCCCGCGAACTCCGACGGCCGACCGCGCGAAGGTCGGCTGCCGCAAGGCCCGGGCGCTATAGCGGCCGCGCTGCGTCACATGCGGCACGAGATTGAGCGGCCGGAAGATCTGCTCCTCGATGAACGCCTTGCTATCCGTGGCCTCGACGTCGGCGAACTCCATCTCCAGGCCCGGAAAGAGGCTGTCCCGCAGCAGCTCGAGGATCTCGGTCGCGACCAGCGTCGGGGGCACCGCGGCCCCCATCGAGGCCGGCAGCACGTCGTAGGCTCCGTTGACCCCCGAGCCGGTGGAGAGCATCACCTTCAGCGCGATGGTCAGCGGGTGATCCGGGCCGATCGCGGCGGGCGCGTCGGGAACGGCCGAGGTGAAGACCTCCTGCTTCATGAACCGCTGGATGTCCGCCGCCCGGATGATCCACGTCTGCCCAGCGTTCTGCGACTCGAAGGACTCCACCGAGAGCTTCACGTATCCCGGGCCCGGGCCGTACTCGTCCTCGTCCATCGGGGCATAGCCGAGGAAGAGGGTCATGCGCTGGCTTTTCCCGAGCTGCTCACCGTTGTGCACCAGCGCCCCCGCCACGTGGGCGGCCTCCGCGGTCCCGCGCGCGGCCCGTGTGATCCCGCTGAAGGTCGTCTCGTCGCTGGCCACCGTGTAGCCGGTATAGGTGATGTCCTCGCCGTCGACCGTGACCGTGCCCTTCTTCGGATAGCCCGTGCCGTCCCCGAGGGCCTTCAGGGTGATCTCCGGCTTCAGGGCGATCGACATGGTGCCCTTGAAACTCGTATTCGCCAGCGTCACAGTGGTGGCCCCGTAGGCCCCGGCGACCGCGCGCTCCCCGGTCGCCATGCCGTGCCCGCCGCCGAGCCCCGCGGTGTCGCAATTGTCCTGGCGCTCGAGCAGGTTGGTCAGCCCCGCGTTGGTCCACCCCGAGAACTCGGCGGTGCTCGTTCCATCGAAGCTCGTCGCGCAGAGCAGGACCACGAGGCAGTTGGCGACGGTGCTCGTGGCCCCTGGGATCGAGCCCGTGGTGTCATTCGCGGCGGAGTCGTTCCCTTCCGCGAAGACGTCCCACGGGTTGCCCGAGGCGCTGCAGCCCCGGAAGACATGGATCTGCGCCGCGGTGTGGTCCCCGGAGTCCGCGACCACGGGCGGAAGATCACCGCCAACCAGACGCTTCCAGTAGGTCGCGAGCCGGGTCGCGGGATTGACACCGGCCGTCCCCGCGGCCTTGTTGGCCTGGGCTCCGACCTCGGCGAACCCGTTGGCCGTCGTCAGGGAGATGGTCTGGTTCTCGCTCTGGACGACCAGGAGCGCGACGTCGCCCGCGATCGTGTCGGCGGGCAGGGGCGGCGTGATCGCTCCCGTGCCGGCCGTGAAGGGCCCCGAGGCCAGATAGCTCGGGAAGGGCCCCCCCAGGCTGGCGGCCAGCGGCAGCGCGGGATCCGCGATCTGCCGCGTGATCTCCCCGGCCAGGTCGACGAGCTCCACACTGAGCGAGCCGATGTCGGACGTCCCCGCGATCGGATCCACCCGCTGGGGGTTGCCGCTCGCGCGCCGGATGCACTGGATCTTCTCCGTCGCGACATTCAAGACGGGGCCGCTGGCGTAGTCGCGGGCGAAGGGCCACTCCTGCGTCGAGTCATAGGCGGGGACGTGATAGACGCGCAGGAAGAGGCGGGGCTGCGTCGCCCACTTTTTTCGCTCGGTCCGATACGCCTCGGTTTCTGCGCGCATGGGTTACGCGGCGTGCGCGACGCCCGCGCGTAGCACGAGCGGGTAGGTCCAGACCAGCGGGTCCAACAGCACCCGCTGCGGCTGCCAGCCCGTGCCCGTCAGCTCGGCGTAGGGGAAGTAATTCCGCCAGACCGGCTTCCAGAGCCGAAGGCTGCGATCGGGAGCGGTGAAGGCGCGCGTGAACCACGTCAGCCCCTGATAGACCCCCGGCGCGAAGTCGGTCCCATCGTTCTCGGAGCCGACATAGAGCGTGGCGCCCAGCGTGCCGATGATGCCCGTCCCTGCCCCGCTCGCCGTGGTGAGCTCGACCATCGCCCCCCCGTCGACCGCGTACCAGAGTTGCAGGGCGCCCGCCGTGGTCCAGCGCGCGATGATCTCCACGCGCGCATTCGCGCTCCAGGTCGGCGAGCCCGAGATGATCTTCGAGCCGGCCGCGGCGTCGAGGATCTCGAAGCGGAGCACGTTCCCCGACGTCTTGTAAAGCCGCAGCCGGTTCGACGTGGTGCCCGTGGTGTCGATCAGGTAGCGCTGCGTGTTGTCATTCGCGGCCCAGGTCGGGCGGACATCGAGGACTACCACCCCCTCGGACTTGCTCAGGGGGTCGTCGAAGCCCGTCTTCGTCACGGCGCTGGCCTGGGCCGTCGCCACCGAAAGCCGCTGGCTGGCGCTGAGCGAGAGGCCGCGACCATGCGTCTCGCCGATGTCAACGTACGTCTCGGTCCCCGTGTTCAGCGTCAGGGCCAGGCCATTCTGATCGACGAGGCTCTCGGCGAACATCCAGCAGGCACCCGTATACCGATCGACCCACGCCTCGAACTGCTCCCCCGTCACCAGGCTCTGCTCGATCGCCCGGCGGAGCTGGGCGTACTGCGAGGCCAGGCACGCCACGGTGAGCGAGCAGGCCTCCTCCAGCCGCCCGAAGAGATACTCGATCTCCCCGGTCGCGACGAGGTTCGCCCCCCGCAGGCCCTGGCTCGACGGCAACCAGTCGGCGAGGCCCTCGAGCAGGTCCAGCGTGACCGTCGGCGTCCCATACCGCAGGCGCGGGTAGAGCGACGTCGGGCGAATGATGCCGTGGATCTGCGTCATCGGAAGAGGAACTCGGTGCGGGTGAGATCGACGTCCTTCCGCACCGAGTATTCGCGGAGGCGATCGAGCAGGAAGGCGATCGTGTCATCTTCACCACCGAGATCGCGCCGGTAGAACTCGCTGCTCCCGAAGAGCTGCTGCTGACCCTTCTCGAGGCCGTAGATCTTCTGGAAGGGGAGGTACGTCCGCCGGGTGACCCCCGCCCCGCGGTCGCTCTCGAGGATGCCGAAGGGAATGGCGGAGAGCGTCTCGAGCAGCTCGTCCCGCTTCGCCCGAAAGGCGGTGACCAGCGTGGCGTTCGTCTCGGGCGCGCCGGTCTGGCCGACGCGGATGTCGAGCGCGTCGAGAAACTCGGGGATCACCATCAGCTCGGGAGTCGCCGGCTGCCCGCCGGGATCATCCTGGTCGCCGGCCCAGTAGAGCGTGCCCTGGTAGACCGTCAGGATCTGCACCTCACCGTTCGGCGCCCAGCGCGTGTTGAAGATCGCGACCATGTCCTCGATCGAGGACGCGCGGCTGATGGCGCTCTGCAAGTTCTCGGCGCCGAGCCGGCCGATCTCGGCGGACCGCTCCGCCGTGTTCAAGGGCCGCGGCCCGGCCTTGAGGCCCGTGGTCGCGCCCGCTGCGGCACCACCAATGATCGCACCGAGGGCACCACCGATGACGGTCCCGAGGCCTGGGTTGATCAGGGTGCCGATCGCCAGGCCCAGCACGGCGCCCGAGAGCGCACCGGAGGCCGCATTGATCGCGATGTTCGTCGCGGTGGGTTGCTGCGAGAGGCCCCCATAGATCGTGAAGCCCAGCGCGACGGCGGCGAGTACGCCCGCCGTCGCCGCCCCCGCCGTGCTCGCGAACACGCTCCCGCCAGTCCCGACCAGCCCGCTTGTCGTTCCGCTGGCGGCGGCGTCGACACCGACCGCGCCGAGCTCGGCCAGGGCGTAGCCGCTGGTCGAGGCCAGCTCCGACCCCAGGACGATGGTTTGCCCTGCGGCCGTGGTGATCGTCGCACCGGCCGGGAGCCCGAGGAGCGCACCCTGTACCCCACCGAGCGCGTAGTTGGATCCGAGCGTGGAGAGGATCGAGGAGCCGCCGGTGGCCAGCTTGTAGCCTTGCTGCGTGAGGCCGATGAGCGTACTCGGGTCAACGTCGAAGCCAGTCCCGCTCTCAAGGATCTGCACCGCCCCGGTCGGCGTGACCTGACCGAGGCCAGCCTGCGTCATGACGAGCTGCCCCACCGGGAGGCCCGTCGGCGACAGGGTCGTCGGCGCGGCGCCACTCCCGCCGATCAGGCTCAGGATGTCGAAGCCACCCCCGCCGCCAGCCACCGCCGTGCTCGGGACAACGCCTCGGACCGCCTGGAGGCCCTGCGAGAAGATGCCGCCGACTGAGCTGGAGAGCTGGCGCCCGACCACGTCGGTCACCGACCGGAGCAGGCTCTCCGCAAACTGCTTGCCGAGATCCTGCCCCTTGCGGCCGGTGAAGAGGTTGAAGAGGCCGTCGCTGAAGGTCTGCGACATCGTCCGGTCGGTTTCGCGCGCGAGCTGCCGAAGCTCGCTCCCCCACTCGCGCGACCGTGCCGCCGACTCCGCGAAGCCGGCGCTCAAGCCCGCCAAGGGGTCGAGGCGCACCATCTGCTCGAGCAGCGCCACCTCGGCCCGCGCGTTGATCAGCCCCTTCTCCTGGTCGGTCAGCTTCTCCTGGCTCAGGAGCAGGTCGCGCTCGCGCAGGATGAGCTGGGCGTTGAGCTCCGGCGTCATCTGCCCTGTGATCTCGAAGGCGTGCCGCTGCACGTCGAGCATCTGCACGTTGGCGACGAAGATCCGCCCCGCGACCTGCTCCTGCTCCTGCATCAGCCGGAGCTGCTCCTGGTCGATCGCCTTCCGCTCCGCCGCTTGGCCGGCGGCGGTCTCGAAGGGGTTGACGGGCGCCTGCTGCTGGAACTCGCGGATGCGCGCCTCGTAAGCCTCGGCCTCCTCGACGAGGGCTTGCGCGCGAGCGCGTCGCTCGGCCTCCTGGCCCTGCGCCGTCTCGAAGGGGTTCACCGGCGCCCCCTGCTGGAAGCGGGAGATCCGCGCATCCCGCGCCAGCAGGCCCGGGAAGGCCTGGAGCACCCGCGCCTGATCGGTCAGGCCCTGGCTCCGCAGGAGTTCGATCTGCGGGGCCAGGCTGGCCCGGAGCTCGGCCTCGCCCCGGGCGATCGGGTCCTGAATCAGCGGGGTGCGGAACTCGCCGCGGTTGACCCGATCGAGGATCTCGAGCGCCTGGCGGGCGCGGTCGCGGTCGATCTGCTCCCCCGCGCGGAAGGCCTGGCCGACCGTGGCCCCGGTGAGGTCGGCCGCCTCGCGCTCGCGGAGCTGGCTGATCTGCCCCTCGATCACCGCCTTGTCACGCTCGAGCTGCGCCCGGCGGGCCCCGGGCGAGAAGGGCCCGCGCAGCTGCTCGACCTTCCGCGGGTCGATCGCGGTGATCTCCTGGTTCACCTCGCGGAGGCGGTCGCGCAGGTCGCGCAGTTCCTTGGACTGGGTCGCGAGTTTGCTCGTCACGTCCCCGATCTCGGGCGACTGCAGCGCGCGCCGGAAGTCGAGCTGGGCCTCCTGGGCCCGCCGGCTCGCGGAGATCCACTCCCCCGCGAGCACGCCGGCGGTGCCAGCCACCGCCAAGGTGAGCGCCCCGAACCCCGTCCCAAGGGCAGCCGCGCCAGTGAGGACTCGGACCATCTCGCCGCTGGTCCGCCCGAGCGCGGGCGACAGCTCTGAGATCAGCGGCAGGGCGAGGGCCCGCACCCCCCGGGCGCTCTGCGCCATCGCATTGTCGAACGCGGTGACGGTGCGGGTGGTCGTCGCGAGCTGTCGGTTGATCTGCTCGGTGCCGCGGGTCGCGGCCTGGCCGAACATCTCGAGCTGCTGCCCGACACCCTGCAGCACACGGGTCGCTTCGTCCCGCGCGGAGATGATGAAGTCGAGGGCTTCCTGCGCCATCTCAGGCTTCCCGCCCGACGCGGTCCATGATGTCGCTCTGCGGCAGGAGCCCCGACCGGCGACTAGCCTTGCCGGCGCGCCGCTTCAGGTCATCCTGCACGATGACCCGCCAGGTCCAGAGCCACGTCGAGATCGGCCACCTCCAGACCGCAGCCGGAGCGGTCCGGGCGCGGTGGGAGATCTCCTTGACCAGCCCCCGGATGTTCGGCGACGGCACGGTCATGAGCGCCTCATAATCGTCCGTCCACCGCCGGTGGACCCCGTGGCGCTCGCTCGACCGGCGCGGCGGGGCCATGCGCTCGCGCTCCTGAGCGGTTGGCTGCTGATAACCGACCCCCCACATGTAGCCGAGGGCCAGCTCGTCGCTGGCACTTCCCAGGCGCTGCACGCCCTCAGGGGTCAGCCGCGGGTCCACCATCGCGCGACAGAGGAGGCCACGCCCCCAGGCGTGAAAGCCCGCGATGATGTCGCGCTGCTGCGTGGCCCCCAGCTTGGCGTAGCACTCGGTGCCGGGAAACGAGTCCTGGAACCCGAAGAAGAAGACCCCGGCCGGCACGTCGCGCGCGATGAACTCGAGCGGCTCGCCGTTGACCGTGGCGATCAGAATCAGGTCGGGCGCCATCTAGGGACCGGGCGGGGCCTGATCCGTGGGGGGCTCGACGCCGACGCGGGCCAGCTCGTTCCGCGAGAATGCGGTGATCTTCGTGGAGAGGCGCACGGCGGCGTCGCCGAGCCGGCTCGCGGCGTGCTCCGTCAGGATGGGATCGACCGCGGCCCGCGCGACGAGCCGATAGTGAAAGCGGCCCGCCTCCTCCGTGCGCGCCTCGATCTCCTCCTTCGACAGGCCGGCGAGCCACGCCTGCCGCCGCTCGATCAGGGCCTTCTGCCGCTTCTCGTCATCCTCTGGCAGCTCGTCGTAGATATGGGCAGGCACCGGTGGCATGAGCGATTCGCGCTCGCCGGCGTCGACCTTGCGAACGCGAATCGACATCGGCTCGCCGTCCTTGGACACAAGGCCGGGGTCCTCGAGGTCCATCTCTCCGGCGGCGATGATCTCGGATTCCGTCGCACGTCGCGGCATACAGCCTCCTAGTCGAGCGGCCTAGTTATAGAGATAGCCCCAGTCATCGTTCCCGGCCGCGATCAGCGGCGTCAGGGTGATGCGCGCGCACACGACGTCGTCCCGCTCCTCGCGCTGGTAGTCGACGACCTGCAGGTTCGCGGTCGTGCCGTCGGAGGCGAACTGGAACTGCAGCCGGTTGGCGTGGCCCGCGGCCCCATCCTTGCCGACCTTCCACGTGCAGTCCTTGAGCGGAACGCCGTCACGGAAGGCGGCGAACCAGCCGGAGTTGGCCTCGGTGTCGATCTCGGGGTCGATCACCAGCCGCGGGTTCCGATCGACCACCTTGAAGCCCGAGACGCCGGTCGCCGCGTTGATCGAGGGGAGTCGGGCGATCCGCTGGCCCGCGTCAAAGGTAAACGTCTTGATCCTCGGCGCGTAGTTCGTGCTGCCGATCTGGAAGTCGGCGTCGACCACCGTCGGAAACTCCGGCGTGTTGACCAGCGTGCCGGCGACGAAGGTCCCGTCGACCTCCTCGAGAAAGCTCCCGATGAAGCTGAACTCGTGAAAGGCCCCCTCCCCGGCGACGCCCATCGAGCGCACGTTGCCCTGGCACCCCGTATATTTCCGGATCTGTGCCGTCGAACCGGTGATGAGCACGGGCACATAGATCGTGTACGTCTTGCCCGCGCTCGTCGGCTTGTAGAGGACCGAGCTGTTAGCGACCCCGGGGTTCGTGAAGGTGCGCCCCAGGCGGCACCCCTGAAGCGGACGGTCCGCGGTGGGTACTACCTCTGGAGTATCGTCGTACTCGGCCGCGCCGACCAGGCCCCGGATCGGCATCCGGAAGTCGATCCGGGTCACGCGCGGGCCCTTGAGCGCCGGCGCGTTGCCGAGGTTGCCCTTCGTGATCAGGTTCCGGATCTCGTTCGGGTCGTTCGTCTCGCGGATCGAGGCGGCGTCCGCTTCGATGATGTCCGCGGCCAGGTAGGTGCCCGCCATCGGGTCGGTGCCCGACGTCGACTCCTCCCGCATGACGATTTGCTTCGTGATCGCGACGGCTGCAGCAAATTCGGGCATGGCTAGGCCACCTCCTTGGTGTCGCGGTAGCGGTACGTGACGAGCATGGTCAGCGTGATCTGCTGCGCAAAGTCCCCGGCCTCGTCGCCGTCATTGGTCACCCACTCGATGGGGTTCTCCCACCCGGAGCACAGGCGCTCGCCGCCAGCCCCGACCAGGCCGAGGTTCTTGGTCACCGTGGTCAGGAGATCGTCCTTGACGAGCTGCGCCCACTCCTGCGGCGTGCGGAGGCCCCCTTCGTCAAACGGAAAGGTCGCGTCGATCCGCACGCGCAGGAGCTGCTCGACATTCATCGACTGATTGATCGACGTGATGCTCGAGCGCGAGCCGCTGGCCTCGCGGAGGCGGATCCGCAGGAAGGACTTCAGCGTGCGCGGGGCCGTATGGCCCATCTCGACGAGCGGCGGGTCTACGGGGTAGTTCCCGCCCCAGGGGCGCACGCCCACCATCCCGGCGAGGATCTCGCTGACACGCACGAGGATCTGCAAACCCTTGGGGTCGGCCACGGCTAGCTGTCCCCGCCCGCCGCGACGCCGCGGCGCAGGAAGGCCACCTCGTGCTGCAGGTTCTTCTCGAGCGTGGCCAGGCCGAGCGTGTGCATCGCGTCGCGAATCGCCTTCTTGCCGGCCACCCTGGGGATCGACGGCCCACGGAGCTCGATGATCGGCAGGCGGCCGGCGCCTGGCTCCCGACGGAAGACGCCGCGGTGCCCGCTACGCATGGTGGCGAGGAACGCCTGATGGATCCGCCGCCGCTGCCCGCCGAGTGAGTAGCTCACGCCGCGGCCCTTGCCGCGCGAGGGCTCCGGCCCGGCTGGGCGCAGCTCGACGAGCGGGATCCGGGTCCCACTGATCCGGATGCGCCCGGCCAGACGGTTGAAGGTCGCCTTCGTGATGTCCATCCGCTCGGTGACCTGGCGCACGGGCACGCCAATGTCCTCGGCGACCTCGCGCGCGGCCGCCGCGCGGACCGTCGTGAGCGTGCGGTTGATCGCGCGCGTGACCGCGCGCGGCACGCCGTTCTTGACATTGGCCAGGGCCAGCGTCAGGGCACGGTCGTCAAGCTTGATGGTGAAGCCGACGGGCACTAGACGGGCTCCTTGTAGACCATCGCGCGCACCTCGTCGCCGTCTACCTCGGTGACCACGTCCACCACCCACCGGTCAATCGGCCCGCCGGCCACCTCGGGCGCGCGCACCACCGCGCCCTTGCGCAGCAGGGGGGCGTCGGCGCGCCTGAAGCAGATCAGCTTGTCCCACCGCCGGAAGATCGAGGGGTCGAGCTGCTCAGGGACCGGCATCGGAGGCGGCGGCTGCATCACCACGGTGATGGCCGCCGACTCCGGCCCCTGGGCGAACTCGGCGAAGGTGGGCAGGGCCACGGTCGCCGGGACGCCGAAGTGCTGAAAGAGCACGTCGAGGCTCGGCCGGGCGTCCGTCATGGCGAGCCCCTGGCCGAAGCGCTACGCGAGCGCGGCGCCGAGGTTCACACCGTGCAGGACGACGAACCCCGTCGCGGAGGGGTTGACCGCCACCCTCGCCGCCACCCCTGCCTTGAAATTGCCGGTCGTCACGGTGGTGAACCGCTTGTTCGTGTCGTCCCAGTTGACCTGTTGCCCCTCGGTCCATGCTTGAGCGCTGAGCTTCGCGTGCTCCACGACGCCGAGCCGGAGCCCCCGGAAGGGCAGGGTCTGCGCGACCGTCTCCGTCGCGATCACCAGCACGTCGCCGATCTTCACGCCGACACCGGCGGTCACCCCGCCGGTGGGCGCGATGAACTCGAGGATCTCGCCCGGCTGCACATAGCCCTTCATCGCGCTGCCTCCTTGTCATGGCCCGGGGTGACCCCGAGCAGGTCGTCGGCGCTAGGCGCCGGGGTTCTTGTAGAAGCCGCGCCAGTCGATCACCTTCGCGCCGACGTCGTGCCGGCACTTCACCTCGATGCCGTCGACCTTGAAGCCGACCTGCGTCTCGACCACCGGCCCATCCACCCCCTCAAGCATCGCGAGCTCGACCAGGTCGATCTGGTCGGCCGAGGCTGCCAAGTACCAGGAGACGGCCGAGGCGACATCGAGGCGAGGCTCCGCGACCACCGTCAGCCGGCCGCCGAAGGGGTTGACGTTGGACGACTGGCTCGCGAGCAGGTTCGTGCTCACGAACTGGTCGGCGATCGTCTCCTTGCCGGTCGGCACAATCAGGAGGCGCGGCACGAGGTTCAAGAACTGCACCGCGTCGACGCCCTTCTGCTGGCGCATCGCGGCCCGTGCGGCCCCGATCGGCGCGATGGCGATCGCGTCGGAGGTGCCCGAGAGGTTGCCATGGTTGGCGTGGAAGAGCGCGACGCCATCGCCCATGGTCGGGTTGCTGGTGATCTGCGCCCACACCAGGTCGGACTCGAGGTGCCGGGCTGACCGTCCGAAGAGGAGGGCGACGCGCGAGAAGGCGTCGGTGTCGTCGTTCACGAGGGCCTGGCGGGTGATGCCGAACACGCGCCCGTAAGTGGCGAGCTGGTACTGCTCCTTGGCTTCGCCGATCGTCCCGCTGGTGAACTCCCCATGCTGGTTCACCGCGGAGAGCGTCGGCGCCTCACCGAGCTGGTTCCGCTTCACCGGCTTGAAGTCGGGAATTGTCGTCCGCCGCACGATCGGGCCGAAGGTTTGCGGGGCTTCCATGTAGGCCGCCCGCAGCGTCTTGTTCGCGACGTCGGCCAAGAGGTTCGCGTAGTCGGATGTCGTGTGCAGGCCGGCCCGCTGGTTCAGGCCGAGCGCCAGGCCCGCGATCTCCATCTTCGACAGGCCGGTGGTCCGGACCCCGCGAGCCTGCAGGCAGATCTTCGCGGACTCGATCAGGGACAGGCCGCGGTAGTTCCGGCCGCTGTCGTCCAGCTTGAAGAGGCTCGGCGCGCACCGATGCAGCAGCGCATTCTCGAGGCCCCGCAGGACCGCGTCTTGCGGATCCACGCCGGGCACCATGACGATGCGCGGACCGCGCTCGTCGCCGGCGCGCTCGCGGACCCGCTCCAGCACCCGCTCGAGCGCGTCAACCTTCGGCACCCGCTCCTCGATCAGGGCCTGCATGAACGCCACCGGCATGTTCGCGTTGCGGCAGGCCTGCATGATCGACTGGACGCGGTCGCGCTCCTGCTCGACGCCGCGCTCGCGCTCGGCGTCGGCGACCTCCTCGGCGCTCGGCGGTGCGGGCGGCGCAGCGGGCGCCGGAGCTCCGGGGTCGAGGAGATCGGCGCGCTCATCGAGGTCGACGACCTCGGCGGGCTCGGTGGCGGGGACGGCAGCGGGGGCACGACGGCTCATGGGTGTCTCCTTCGCGTCGCGCGTGACGATCACGCACGGGTTGGTCGGGGTCTTCTCGCCGGCGGCGCGAATCTTGGCGCCGTCGTCGGCGCCCATCGGCACCGCAGAGATCTCGTAGGGCTCCCAGTCGATCGCGTGGCGCCGCGGCACGCCGCCAGGCCCGCCGGTCGTCTGCTCGTACGTGTAGACGCGATAGCCCACGCTGAGATTGCGGATGATCCGGTCCTGAACGTCCTGCCACACAGGCTCCACGTCGGCGCGCTTCGAGAAGCGCACGGTCGCCTCACCGCGCTTGCCATTCACCGTCGCGCTCTTGGGCTCGACGACGCCGATCACGTTGCGCAACGCGAGGGACATGTGCGAGTCGAGGACGGGCGCGCCGTTGTTGAGGCGGTCGATGCGCACGTGCTTCTCATCCAGCGACAGCGTCTCGATATACCGCTCATCGCGCAGCCAGTCGTAGCGCATCACGGGCGCGCCCACCGAGAACACGACGTCGACGGTCCGGGCCTCGCGGTCGATGCTGTCGGGTGCGACTTCGGCGCGGAACTCAAGCGCGGCCAGCTCCACCTGGGTCGTCGGCGGGGCGGCGGGCGCGCGGCGCTTCATGCGGGCCATGCTGCACGGCGGGCGCGCCGGCTGCATAGCCGTCAAAAAATTACGGGTACGGTTTCAGGAGGACTGGCGCAGCCGAAGTGGTGAATCTTGCGAGCGAAGCCAGCCCTTGCGACACAGCGCGTCGATGTGCGCCTGCATGCCGGCTCGGCTCAGGGAAAAGCGCCGCGCCAGGTAGGCCGCACGGCAATTCTCCCCCGTGGTCTGGCGGAAGCGGACGATCTCGGCGAGGATGGCGGCCTGCTTGCGGGTCAGCGCGGGATCGTCGGCCAGGGTGGCGCGACGGTCCTCGAGCTGGGCGTCAATCATCTGGCCAGGAGGTCGCCTTCGATTGCGGCAATGGCGGCGTCGCGGCCGTCACCGAAGCAGTGCCCGCAGCACGTGCCCCGCGGGGGACGCACGGCGCGCGCCCCAGCCAGGAGGTCCTCGAGCGTCTTCGCTGGTGTGGGGGTAGCGGGTGGACACGCCGCGGTCGCGCCGCCCGCCTGACGGTCCTGCAGGTCTCGGATCATGGCGGCGCTCCTTCGGCTCACCGGTGGCCGTTGCCGTTCAGCAGGAGGCGATCAGCGTCATCCATCTCAGCTGGCGCGTTCTTGGGCTGCTGCAGCGTCGTCGGCTGCCCCTGCTGCGACATGTGGCGCGGATCACTGTCGAGGATCACGCCCTTGGCGTCGAACTTCTTGTTCCATTCCTCGATCTCGTCGAGGACCTCATCGGGGTCATAGCCGCGCTCACGCACCATCTCGGCCCATGTCATGCCACCGATGCGGATCAGCCGCTGATAGGCGATGCCTTCCTTGTCGGGCTCGATCATCGGCATGGGGGGCGGCGTCCAGCGCGCTGCCGGCGCGTCCTGGACCTGCCCCACGATCGCCGCCGCCTGCATCGCCCAGGCCCAGGCGGGCGCGCAGAACTGCGGGATCAGCATCCCCCACCGCCACCCGTCGACGTCGGCCCAGTGCCGGATGCGCGACATGCGCGCCGCGGAGAAGGGCAGGTTCATGTAGTCGCCCGTCAGGTCCTCGTAGGTCACGCCGATGCCGGAGGCGATCGCGCGGAGCTGCGTCTGCGCATAGGGCGCGTGCTCCGACACGGTCGGCGGATCCACGACCGACACGCTGCGCCCCGGTGGCAGGTTCAGGATCATGCCGGGCCCGAGCGTGTCGACCTCCGGCTGCTCGCTCGCGGTGGTGCCGAGCGCCGGCGCGGACCCATCAATGTCGGTGGTCATGACCGCCAAGCACGCGGCGATCTTCTGCTTCATGAGGGCCGCGTCCTCGTACTCGTCGAAGTCCTTCATGCGCAGCGTCACCGCCGCGAACCACGGCACGCCGCGCACCTGCCCAGCGCGCCCTGGCTCGTACACGTGCAGGATCTCCGAAGCCGGGATGCGATCCGACACCCCGTAACCGCGCGCGTTCGTGAACTGTGCACCCGGGTGCTCGCGGAAGAGGCGATAGGCGACGCGCCGCCCGATCGCGTCGAACTCGACCCCCTGGATGATCCGGGCCCCTCCGGGCAGGCCAACCCCGTCAAGCGTCGTGTCGAGGTAGTCGGGCTCGAGGATCTGCAGCTGCATTGGGATCGGCAGTCCGTCCTCGAGCCGGCGCCACCGCCGGCGGACTAGGGCCTCGCCCGACTCGGCCACGGTGCGCATGACCTGCTTCTGCAGGCCCGCGAAGTCCTGGCGACCCTCGGCGTCACACGCCGGGGTGCCGGCCCAGGCCGCCCACGCCTCGAGCGCGCGCGTACGATTCGGGATCGTCCGCGGCAGCATGGCGGCGATCCCCCACCCGACGGTGTGCTCGACGATCGTCCGCAGCGCCCGCTTCGCATAGGCATTGTTCCGGACCAAGTCGCGGGCCACGCTCCGCAGATTGGCCAGGCCCTGCGCGCTCGCCGCGTTGGCATCGACACTGCTCCGGTTCCACCCCTGCGTGCGCCGGCCCGCCGCAGCCGCCTCGTAGTGGCGCGCCACGAGCTCGACGGCGGCGCGCGCCCGCATCCGACGGAGCGTCCACCGCGGCGCGACCGCTTCCGTCAGCCGATCGACCCAGTGCACGCTACGGCGCCCAGGCGAGGTCGTAGGCGCCGCACGCGCACACCGCCGCAGCACGCGGCGTCACGCAGGGATCATCCGCGCCCTCGGGCTGGTGCGAGAACTCCCCCGCCCCGGGGGTGACGTGGATCCGGGGGCGGGCGTCGTCGGCGACGGGCATCGGTGCATCGGCCATGGCTACACCCCCTTGTCGTGCGCGGCATACCGGGTCGTCTGTGCGCCGCTGACGATCTGCTCCATGCTGGCCAGCAGGGCGCGCATCTCCTCGAGGCTCTGGTAGGTCACCGTGCGGTCGGCATAGGCCACGGTCTGCACGCCGGAGGCGATCGCCGCCTTGAGCGTGTCGATCTCGGCCTGGGTCCAGGTCGGCATGGCTGGCCTGTATCGTGCGCATCACCGATTCTGTTTTTTCAATGACAAACTGCCGCCAGGCCAGCGTCTCGGGCGCAGACCCGGCACTTCGCCTCCGTCACCCGGCCGGGCCGGCCCGGCCGGGTCCCCGTCGCCTTGAACCGCCACCACCACGCCTCGGGCCCCGGGCGCTCCGTCTCCGCCCCGCATGCGCAGCGCTGGTAGGTGTAGCTTCGCGCGGAGTAGCGCTGCCAGGCGGTCGCGACCGTGCATTGGCATGTCAGGCAGTGCACGCCGCTCACCGGAGCCACCCCCGCCGCGGCTGCAGCCAGGGCGCGCGCGGCGGCGGCGCTGGCCGGGATGGCGGGCTCGGCGCCGCCTGGGGGGCCGCTGCCGGTGTCGCGGCCAGCGCCGGCGCGGCCTCGGTCCCGACCGCCGTTTCCAGTGCCTGCCAGTCCGAGTCGCGGAAGCGATCGAGGCCCACCACGGCCGCCGCCGCCCGCGCGTACACGCGCGCGTCCAGCGCGTGGTTCTCGCGCCCCGGGATCAGCTCCCACCGCAGCACCACGAAGCCACGCGCCGACTTGCGCGGCACAATCTGCTCCGCCGTCAATTCGCGGAAGTAGCCCTCCCCGTACTCGGGGAAGTGGCAGAAGCCGGGCGGCGGCGGGCCCCCGTCGACGGGGAGCTCGAGGCGGAGCGCCCCGTACAGCTCGCTCTTCGCGATCGCGCCGACGACCGGCCAGACCTTGTAGCCGCGCTTCAGCTTCCGCCCGCGGTCGGTCACGTCGACCGGCGTCGGCGGGGCGATGAGGGCGCCGCCGACCTCCTGGCCCTTGACCGCGACCACGCGCGCCATGGGGTGCTGTCGCGCCCAGGCGTAGACCTGGCTCGTGTTATAGCCGCTGTCCACGGCCAGCATGCGCACCGGCAGCTCGACGCCACCCTCGTGCGGGTAGCGGCGGGCGAGCAGGGCGTTCACCTGGGGCCACGGGCCCTTCTCGAGGTCGGCCGTATCGCCCGGCAGGATCCCGTAGTCGATCGACCAGGAGGTGCGGCCGCGCCCCCACCCGACCACCTCGTACACGACGCGGTCCTTCTGCACGTCGACGCCGGCCGTCAGGAAGAGCGCGCCGGCCGGCACCGTCCCGATGGCGTAGGGCTCGCGTCGTCGCATGAGCCGCTCCCAGTCCGGCGCCTCGCCCCGGTCCTGCCAGGTTTCACCGAGCGCGGTGTTGACGAAGGTTTTCAGCGTCTCGGGCCCTCCGGCGTCGGCCTTGACGAACTCCGCGGCGAGCTGCCCCCAGGTCGCGTTCGGGCTGTAGGAGTAGCCAGCCCACAGGTGGAAGGACGCGTGGCGGTTCCACTCGGTGAAGTGCTCGGGCTTCTCCGCCCGCCACTCCCCCGCTTCGAGCATGTCGCGCTTCTGTGCATGTTCGATCACGCAGCCGTTCGCTTCGCACACGAGGTACGCGCGCTCCGGTGCCCCGCGTGGCCACTTGAGATTGGGAAACCGCAGGACTTGGAACTCGCCGCAGGAGGGACAGGGCACGTAGAACCGCCGCTGGTCGCCCTCGAGGAAGCGCCGCTCGATCGCGCTCCGGCCCGCCACGTGCGGGGTCGACCCGCAGACGATCTTCCGGTTCCAGTAATACTCTGTGCGCCGGATGCCGAGCTCGACCGGGTCGCCTTCCGCCCCCGCGCTGGCCGGGTAGCCGTCGATCTCGTCGAAGATCACCACCCGCCGCGAGGTCCGCCGGAAGCCCCGCGGGCTGTTCGCGCCGATCAGCAGCAGCGAGCCCCCGCGAAATTGCTTGTAGAGAATCGTGTTCGCGCTGTCCCGCGTCTTCGCTTCCGCCACCAGGCCCTGCAGCGCCGGCACCTCCGCGAGCATCGGGGCCAAGTCCTCCTTGCTGTGCTTCTCCGCATCGTCGACCGTGGGCTGCACGACGAGGATCGGGCACGGATCGTGCTCGATGAAGTAGCCCACCGCGGCGCAGAAGCACTTGGTATACCCGACGCGCGCGCTCTTCATCCAGGTGACGCGCTCGATCAACGGGTCGGAGATCGCGTCGAGGATCCCGCGCTGATACGGCAGCGTCCGCCACCGTCCCGCGTTCGCGTCACCGGCCGGGAGGCGGTACTTGTCATCGGCCCAGTCGGACAGCGCCAGGCGCGGCGGCGGCCGCCAGGCCTCGCGCGTGCGCGCCTGGACCTCTTCGAGGACCGAGACGGTGCTCACGCCGGCGCCCCCGCCGCAAGCTCCTCGAGTACCTCACGCACCAAGCCCTCGAGCACGACCAGGTCGGCCGCCCCCAGGTGCGGCAGCCGCTGCCGGGCCCGCGTCGGCAGGCCGAGCAGTGTCGTCCGCGCCTGCAGCACCATCCCCGCCCATCGCGTCTCGACCTCCGCCGCCGGCACCAGCTCGCGCTTCTTCCGCGCCGTCTGCAGCTCAAAGGCCTCCGCCCGGGCCAGCCGCTCCCGCAGCGTCGCGGCGGCCAGGTCGGAGGGCGCCGGTGTCGCAGCGCCGTTCGCCTTCACCCGCGGCCGCGTGTGCGCCGCCCACTCCGCCCGCGCCTTCTCCGCGTCGAGGATCATCCAGCGACCGCGCAGATCCCGTTGCACCGACGCCGACGTCAGGCGGCCCATGCGGATCGCCAGCCGCACCGATGGCAGCGCCCAGCCCTCGGCGCGCGCGAACGCCGACAGGCTGGCCGGACCCGTCGCCGCGGGCTCTAGAGTTTTCTTATTCCCCATTACCTACCTGAATTTCGCGCCCGCGCTGACCCGCGATCCCTGGCCGCCGGAAGAACCTACGGCAGCCCGGTGGTGGGGCCTCGTTGTTCGCGAGAAAAATTCCACGGCGGCGCGCGGACCGTTTGGCGATGAGCCGGGGGCGTCGATCGCGCGCGAGTCGCCGGCCATGCTCAACGCTGTCGCATCTCGCGCCGGAGGTTGGCGGTCATAGGCGTGGGTAGTGTTGGTAGGCGTTGGCAGGCATGGCGGGTAGCTCGTCCTCCCAGCGACGGCCATTAAGCCAGGTCGCGGCGTGGGGGATCTTGTCGGCGGGGGCCTGAGCCCAGAGGCGGCGCTTGTGCTGCTCGACGGCAGCCTGGAGGGCGGCAGCGAGCTCAGGGTTGGGGTTGAGGGCGTTCCATGCCTTGAGGGCGCGGGCCTTGGCTTCACGCCGAGGGTACACGGACCAGAAGGCATCGAAGAGGTCATGTCCGTTGCGCGCGTGTATGTGTTCTTTCTTCTCTTCTCCTCTCTTCTCTTCTCCTCTCCTCTTAGACCGTAACGCTTTCATGCGTTCGGCGACTGTGCTATCTACTTGATACTTATTCCAATTCTTCCACGTTACGGTGAGCTCGCCGTTAACACTTTTGCCCTCCTCAATCGTGATGTTCGGCAGGTGTTCAATCGCTGTTCGAGCCATGTCCAACGTGTCTACTTCGAGGACCTGCAGGAGTCGTTTTCCCGGGGGGGTGATGCGTAGTTTTCCGCCCTCACCGGCGAGAGCGGTCAGGGCCCCAAGGCGGGTCCACTGACCCGTCGCCTCTAGGCTCAGGTTGGCGTGGTCGGGGTCATCCAAGATGGACGTCCAGACCTTGAACCAGCGCTTGAGGTCGGCCATGACTAGGCGATCTCCTCAAACCGGAGGGTCTCGGGCGTGAAGGTCATGTCAATCACCCCGACGGCGCCGTCGCGGTTCTTGGAGACAATGCACTCGGCCTTGGTGTCGAGCATGCCGCGATGAAGGAACAGCACCACGTCGGCGTCGTGCTCGAGCTCACCAGACTCGCGCAGATCGGAGAGTGTCGGGCGGCGCCCCTCTTGGTCGCGCCCAGGGCGCGCGAGCGAGGAGAGGCAGAGCACAGGGAGTCGGCAGGTCACGGCAAGGGTCTTCAGGGCCTGACTCACCGCCTCGACCTGGAGCCGGCGCTCCTTGATGTCGGCGGGGGCGCGGACGAGCTGGAGATAGTCCACAACGAGGAGGCCGAGGGGTGGGCCGGCCCAGCCGGTCACCATGGTCGAGACCTCGCCCACGGAGATCGCCTCGTCGGTGAGCCACACGGGCAGCCCACGGAGCTCGCGCAGCGTGCGCTCGACCTTCTCGTGTTCGATCAGGGTGAAGTCCGCGCGCTTGAGGGCCGAGGCCGAGACGCCGGAGGCTTGCGCGAGCAGGCGCCGCGCCAGGGCGAGATTGACCATCTCGCGGCTCACCACGAGCACAGCGCTCCCGTCTTCCGCGGCCCCGCGCGAGATCTGCAGGGCGAGCGCGGTCTTCCCGACGCCGGGCCGGGCGCCCAGGAGGACGAACTCCCCCGCCTGGTAGCCCCCGCCCAGGACGCGGTTGAGCTTCGCGAACGGCGTCCGGAGGACGGGCGCCGGGCCGGCGCGCATGGAGGACTCGAGCTGATCGAGCACGGCGCCCAGCGGGACGGGGCGGAGCCCTTGGCGATCCCGCGAGCCGGCGAGTACCTCGCGACGGTCGATGGAGCGCACGCACTTACGGACGGAGGCGGGATCGAGTGGGGGCGTGCAGTGCTGGGCGAAGCCGTCCAGCAAGAGCGCCTCGACGGTCGCCGCGTCGAGGCCCACGCCGAGGAAGTACCCGGCGAGCCGCGTGCACGTCACGTCACGCTGGCCCTCGCCGACCCCGTGGAGGGCTTCGAGCACCCAGCTGGAGCCGACGCCCCCTCCGCCCGACACAGGCCCCGGCAAGCGCTGCCCGTGGATAAGGTCGAGCAGCTCGCTGGGCGCTGGCGGCAGTGGCCAGGTCAGCGGGACCTCCCATTCGTAGCGCGGGCCGTCCGGGTGGATGGACGGCGGAGCGACCACGATCCCGACGCCGCGAATGTCGACCTGGGGCTTCTTGCCGTTCGTCGTGAGCAGGCCCACGCGATCTGGTACGTGCCCCGGCGCCGAGAGAAAGACATGCTGCCCATGGCCCGTGCGTGACCGCGGGGCGCCGGGGAGCAAGATGCCCTGCTCGAAGAGCAGGCGTTGCGCGGCGGCGCCGCCATCCAGATCGACGGCAAACGTTCCGCGGCCGAGGACCAGCGCCACGTTGGCGTCGGGCCACTGGCTCCACCACGTGTCGATCTCCTCGGGCAGCGGGGCGTCGCGCTGGTACGGGCGCCATTCCACGAGTGGGCGCTTGGAGCGTGGCGCGCACGGGATGGGATGGAGCCCCATGGCGAGGTAGGCGCGCGCGGCCTCGTGGCAGGCGTTCATGCGGGCCGCCACTGAACCTCGTTACCAGCAGCAATCCAGGCCCAATCTGCCCGACTGCCCCAGAAGAAGTTCCACAGCGCCATACCGTAGTACTCCGCGCTCCCCGAGCCATGCGCGAAGTCAGCGTGCGCAACAGATGGATCGAGACCAACCAAGAGCACGCCATCACCGCCGTACCTGTCTCCGTAGAAGTCTTCGGCGGCCGGGTGCCCCACAAACTCGTCGAGGCTCCGGTAGGGTTTGCACTCGACGAAGAGCCGGTGGCCAGACGGACACTCGGAATGTCCGCACTTCCACGAGATCTCAAAGTCGGGGACCCAATCCGCGAAGTCGACCGGCTCGTAGGCCCATCGTATGCCGAGGCCCTCGAAGAATGCGGCCCATCGGGCTTCGAGCCGCGACCGAAAACGGACGCCACGGAACACCGCGGGCCGGCAAACGAACTTCATGGTGTGGGCTCCTCCCCGCGCAGCTCCGGATGCCGAGCCTCGATCTGGCGAATGACCGTATCCAGGGACTCCAGCTCCCGCATGATGTCCCGCGTCTCCTGCAGCGCGGCCCGAGACGCCTCCTGGCAGCGAGCACAGAAGGGGATGAGCGGCCCACGCTCACCGCCGAGTACGACGGGGCGCACGTGCTGCATCGTGAGCCCGATGCGCAACCGGACACACAAGGTGCGTGATTTGCCGCAGAACGCGCAGAGATCGCCGTTGGCGGTCCACACGGCGTCGGGCGTCGGGTCGCCGGGCGCGTGTGGCCGTCGCGCGCGCGCGGAATCCTTCGGCAGCCACTGCATGCCCGCCAGCGGCGCCTTCGATTGGCAGGCCGGGCAGCGGGCTCCGACTGAGCCGCCGTTGACCTCGAACGTCTCCAGTCCGACCCGCCCGCAGTGGCGACAGGCAAGGGACGCGCGTTGAGCCTCGAACTCAGACCTGGTTAGTGGCATCGGGTCACCGCCTTATCCACGATTGTGTCGACAGGTAGCGCGGGAGAACCGATCGACCCCGTGGATAGCGGCAAGGTTGACACCCCGGAGCAAAATTTTTTTGCGGCCGAGACGAACGAGAATGGCGCGATGGTGATCTCGACCCCGGTCCGCCGGTCCTCGCGATCGGTGGCGAAGCGCTTCCGCGCGACCAGCTCGACCACCTGGCTGTCGTCCTGCCAGAAGACCGCGTTGAACTGGTCGGTGAGCTTGTGCAGGAGGTTGTCGAGGTCCGGGCGCTTGAGCGGCACGACGTCGGCCTTCCGCGCGCGGGCCGGGCGCGGCATGTAGAACGTGGCCACGAAGACGAGCGGCCCCTCGGCGGGGACGCGCGGCGCGACGGTGCGGCCCACCTGCCCGACGAGGAGCGCCCAGTCGGTGTTGCCGCGCTTCGGCACCATGTGCACCTTGTCGCCGCGGTGGAAGCGCGCGACGCCGCCCACCTTCATGGACTTGGGCAGGCCGGCCACGAAGAAGGAGATCATCAGCGGTCAGCCTCCCCCTGTGCCGCCCTTCGGGGGGTTGATCGGCGCTCGTTCTTCCCGGGCTCCGGGTTGAGTGGCGGCACCGAGGGGGTGCTCATCGGTCTGGGTCCTGCTCAAAGAGCGTCCATCCGCCCGGTCCTTCGCGTCCGACGATAGGCGGGTCTTCGAGTTCGCGCGTGAGTTCAAGGCCGCGCTGGAGAATTGCTGCCGCCCGTGGGCCTGGCACCACGGCCAGGAAGGCCATCGCATCGATCATCCACTCGCGGCGCTTGGTGTCGGAGTCCTCCCAGGAGTCGCCACGGAGGAGCCACCGATGCGCTTCCTCGCGCCACCAGCCGACCGAGCGCCCGCCGCAGTCGGGACAATGGCAGACCACATGCACGGGCTGGGGGCCGGTCATGCCGATCTCTTGACGATCTTCAGGGCGGGCTTCTTGCGCTTCCGTCGCGTGTTCCGCTCGATCTGTCGCAGGCGGGCGGGGATGCCGATGAACTCCCCGCAATCCAAGCGAGCCCGAATCGCTTGGAGAGCCTCGCGGATGTCGAGCAGGATGCACCGCTGAACGGAGTCGGCGTCGTACTTTCCTTCAGCGGTCTGCCACACGGACCACTCCGTGTTGCGCGGTCTCTTGACGAGTCGCTCACTCATCCCTCTCTCCGTCGCGGCGGTTGAGAATGCGGCGCTCGCGCTTGATGCCGATGCGCTTGTTCTTCGTGCCGCGCACGCGCATGTGGTGGCCGAGTGGACGCTTGCCCCAATAGTCCCAGCCGGGCGGCTTGCTGCCCTTCACAGTGCGGCTCACTCACCCGCTCCGTCGCGGCGTGGGGGTGGACCATTCGTTCAGCGCGGTTTCGTATAGACGCTTGACTGAGTAGGCCCCGGTGCGGTGATACGCGCCGCTCTTCACATCGCGCCGCACCAGACCGTTCTCGATTAGCGCACGCAGAAGGGCAAGTCCGCGCTCGCGTTCCTCGGGGCGCAGTCTCATGTTCCGGGCGGCTGATCCTTGCTCCAGCCAATAGACGAACCTATCGGCCAATCGAACGAGCCCCAGGCGAGTGACCTTCTCAGCGACCGCTGCGGTACTGTCTCGCATCACGCCCCCCCCCTCCCGCCGAGCGTGGCGAGGAGGTGTGTAAAGCCGCACGTACACGCGCACTGGTCATCGTGTTCGGTGTGCTCGCCCTGGTCGTACCCGCACCGGACGTGTTCGCAGGTCTCCTCGTGCCAGGCATAGCGATCTAGCCCCGCCCGCACCGCGTCGAGGGCGGCTTGGAGTTGGGCCACCTTCTCGTCATGCCGCTCATGCTCACGATTCGTCGCCGCGAGAAGACCCTGGAGCATGTCCCGCTCCTCCTCCACCCCTGCAATCCGAACACGCAGCGTTCGATTTTCATGGTCGAGGGCGTCTGAGATGCGATAGTGGACATACTGTGCGAGGCAGGCATCACCACCATGCAGGGGACAGCGGCCCGATTGCGCGCTCTGTCCGCTTCGCCCACAGATCGTTGCCGCCTCCACCTCGGCGGGGGTGACATACTCAGGACGCTGCGTACTTTCACTCAGCCGCTCGTCGGACTGGCGTTCAGCCGTCATCGCCACACCACGCCCGACCCGATGCACGAGCGGCAGGACTCTTGCGCGGGGTCCGTGTTCCCCGCAACGGGGAGCGGCCCCCACGGCGAGTAGAAACCTTGCAGCACCAGCCCCTTGCCCTTGCACACCGGGCAGACGTAGGGCATGACGAGCACGGGCTCAAATGTCTTGCCGATGGCCGCGTAACTCGTGCTGTGCATGCCACACCGCCCACTGGTCGAACGGTCGCAGTCGCTACAGGCTGTCGCGCTCATCCCCGCCCCTCCTCGGTGCGTGGCTTCGACTCAACCCATCCACAGTGCGTACAAACGCCCGGTACGGCACACAGGTACTCGCAAAGTGGGCAGTACTCCTTCCGCCTCGGCGAGTCCGGTCCACGACTCATCGGCGGGCCTGGGGGGTGGGGACGATATTCAGCGAGCCGGAATCGGTCATGGGGATTCCGCTTGCGCCACTCAGCGAGCACCTTCCGCGCATCCGCCCGACACAGGGCAACCCCCACGGTGGGATACCAGCCAGTAGGCTGCTCGCGATAACTCGCTTCTACGACCCAGACGACCGGGATTCGCTGGCGCATCACTGCTCCCCCTCCCCGGCGTGGCGGGTCATGGCTTGTATGATCCGTCACCACTGTTCAGCGCCTGCTTGATTGAATCGGGCAACTGGCAGACATGCTCCCGCATTGCCTCCCGCACCGCCTCGGCGGCGAAGGTCAAGATCATCTCGCGCAGCACATCATCACCGCGCAACCGAATGACCATCTCGGCCGGCAACTCCACCGCCCGCGCGCTGGGCGGGGTCATGGGCTCACCCGGTTGTGCGGGTGCGGCTGCCGGTCGCCGGGGAACGCGAGTGGCATCATCCCGCCCTCCGTGTCGCAGGCACCGCAGATCACGAGCCCACACCCGAGACAACGATCGTGAATTGCACAGGCGTCGGCACCGCAGTGGGTGCAGCACCCAGACATACACGTCAGCAGTTCGCCCCTCGGCGCCACCGCGCGACAGGCTGCCAGGATCACGCCCGCTCCTTCGCCTTCTTCCCGCTCCCCGCACACACCGGCGCGCGCTCGGACGGATGCTCCCGCACCAGCCCGCCTTTCCGCAGGGCCACGCGCTTGTTGCACAGCCGACAGGTGCCACGCGGGAGCGTACTCATGCCAGCGCCTGCATCGCCGCTTCCAGCTTCGCCAGCTCGGCCTGCTTCTCGGCGATCCGCTGGGCCAGCAGATCCTTCAGCGGGTCGCCGTGGCCGTTGGTGGCCAGCACAGGCCTCAGCTTGACGACCTGGCGGGCCTTCCCCTCGCCATTCTTCGGGCAGTCCTTGCTCCGCGACGTGTGCCCCTGCTGCCCGCACGCCGTACACGTCCATTCCCCCATCACCGATACCTCCGGTTGCGCTGCCTTCGGACACGCGGCACCATGCCGCCCCTCGGGATGATGACAGTGGCCGGAGCGCCCCGAGCGA